AATATTTTATGAGAGACAATACCGAGGAGGTCGTAACTGTTCCCGGTCTTCCGAGTTTTAAGGATGAAAACGGAAAGATTATCGACTTTGAAATTAAAGTCCTCACAAACGAACATATCCGTAAAATTCAAAACAACTATCGCAAAAGGTCTGTTGCGACAGATGCGAAAGGAAATCCTTATATCATCAACGGCGAAGTTGCTTGGAAAACGGAAAAAGACAACGACCGTTCTCTCCGTCACATTATGGTTGAGGCGTTTGTATATCCTGATCTTAAAGATAAAGAGCTTATGGCTCATTATAAGTGTCAGGATGTTACAGATATGCCTATGCACGTATTTTCAAACACAAAAGATTTCAACGATGCCGCACAGCTCGTTATGAAAACCTTGGGGATGATAGACCGTCCTTCTGCTGACGAGGAGATTGAAGCGGCAAAAAACTCATAAGGCAGATAGGCTCGGAGGCTTATTGGGCTCACGTTCTATGGCAACGTAAAGGCTTGCGTATGGAGGAATTCGAAGCATTCCCTTCACCACGCAAGCATTTTTATATTGCCTCTGAAATGATAGAACTGAGCGACGAGCCTATATGCCATACAAACGGAGGTGGTGATTGATGGCTATTTTATCGGCAACATTTGAGCTTATAGATAAAATGAGCGATAAATTCGACAAAATGGCTAATAGCGGTGAGAAAGCTATGGACCAATGGGAAAAAGCTGGCGAAATCGGCGACAGTGCCTTTGAAGACACCGCAAAAGCGGCAACTCAAACCGCTAAAGCAATGGATACTGCCTCTCAATCAACCGACTACTGGACCGACAAAATAGGCAATTACGATAAAAGTGCTATGGAAGCGATATACTCCACAGAAGAACTTGTCGAAATGGGATATAAGACCGCTGATGCGTTAGACCAAGAGGCCGATGCGGCTGAAGAAGCAGCACGTGCATCCGAAGAATACGGCGAAGGTGCCGGCGAGGCTGCGAATTCCACCGAAATGCTTGCTGATGCGATAACTGCGGCGGGTGTTGTTCAGCTGTTAAGAGGAATCGCCTCCGCAACGGCTGAATGTGTGGAAAACTTTCAAGAATACCAAACATCTGTTGCAAAGGTAAACACTCTTGCGGATACGTCTGTCAAATCCATTGACGATATTTCTTCGGAAGTAATGTCTTTATCTGATGATGTCGGGCAGGCTTCGAGTGATATTGCCGAGGCTACATATCAAGCCATATCTGCAGGTGTAAATACTGCAAACTCTGTTGATTTCGTACGCCAAGCTAACGAATTAGCCGTGGGTGGTTTTACTTCGGCAACTACGGCCGTTGACGTCTTGACTACTGCGTTAAATGCGTATGGGTTAGAAGCTTCAAATGCTTCTCAAATTGCAGACTATCTCATAACAACACAAAATCTTGGTAAAACAACCGTTGACGAACTCGCAAACTCTGTCGGTAAAGTAATACCTATTGCGGCAGCTTACGGGGTTGAAATGGATAACCTTTCAACTGCTTATGCGGTTTTAACTGCAAACGGTATCGCAACAGCTGAAACAGGTACATACTTAAAAGCTATGTTAAATGAGCTCGGCGACAGCGGAAGCGCGGTTACGGCGGTACTTATCAATGAAACGGGAATGAGCTTTGCACAACTCACAGAGCAGGGATACTCTCTCGGTGATGTTATGGAAATACTCGGTAACTCGGTAAACAACAATGCCGGAGCATTTAACGAACTGTGGAGCAGCTCGGAGGCTGGTATTGGTGCATTGTCTATTATGAATAGTGGTGCAGAACGCTATAACAGTGTGCTTAATTCTATGGAAACAAGCACCGGTGCGGCTTCTGCTGCTTTTGACAAAATGGCAGAAACATCAGCTTTTGCGGAGCAGAAAATGGTAAACTCTGCAAAGAATTTACGAATTGCCATTGGTGAAGACCTTGCAAATTCTCTCGAAGGTATTTATTCAATAGGTGCCGGAATTCTTGGAGGATTAACAACAGTTGTTCAAAAATGCCCTGCCGTAACCGCTGTTGTGGTGGGACTTACAGGCGGTGTTGCTACATTGACGGTAGCTGTAACTGCGCATAGCCTTGCGGTTAAATATGCAACGCAGATACACGCTGCGTGGAATGCCGTGAAATTGGCCGACCCGATATATTTTATTACCGCTGGAATTGTGGCGGCAACAACGGCTTTGGTAGTTTTTGCATCAAATATTGAGACAACGGCTAATGAGTATGACAGACTTACCGCGTCAAGTAAAAATCAGTATGATGCCATTGAAAAGCTGAAAGGCGAATATGAAGAGGCTTGCGATGTATATGGCGAACACTCTCAACAGGCTATTGCTTTACAGGGAGAATTGCAAAATCTGCAGAGTGAGTATGAAAGAACAAAGCAGACAGTTGAAGAATTTAATCAGGAACTTGAAAATATTTCTGAACAAATCGAAAACAACGCACAGAGCTATGACGAGGCTATAAGCAAAATCGAGGATGAAGGAAGTGAAATTTTTGCTCTTACATCCAGATTAGAGCGCTTGGCAACCGCAAATGATGGCTCAAATACTGCTCAAACTGAAATGCTCGCTATAATCGAGGCATTAAATGATGAACTTCCTGGATTAAATCTTAATATGGAAGATGTAATCAATAATACAGGAGGTCTCATTGAAGCTATCGAAGCTCGGGCAATGGCTGAAATCAATGCTCAAAAAGCAGAAGAAGCATTCACGAACTACAAGGAGAGATTAAGCACTCAACTTGAAGCAGAGACCGCTTTGGAAAAGGCTAAAGCAAATCAAACTGCGGCACAGGAACGACTTAACAATGCGATGAACAACGAAAAGTATAAAACATACCTTGAAACCGTTGATCGCATAAAGTCAATAACAAGCGACCCGAGAGCTTTTCAGGGATTGGCTACTGCTTATCGTGATGAAATAGATGCAGTTACCAAAGCAGAAAATGCTTTAGCAAGTGCTACCGACCAAACAGAAAAGGCTCAAACAGTTTATGATGAAGCTGCGGCATCGGCCAATGAAATGAGAAATCAATTTATGGAGTTGTCGGGTGTATCAATCGAAACTGCTGACAGTATGAACACTGTGAATGGTGTTATCGAGTCTTCGGTAGGTCAGATGCAACAACTCGCAAAAGCGTATGATGAAGCATATAGCTCGGCTTTAGCAAGTTTTGAAGGACAGTTTGGTTTGTTCGATAAGGCAGAAGCGGATGCGACTGCTACTGTTGCAAATATGCAAAGTGCCCTTAATTCCCAACTTAATTATTGGGAAACGTATGCAAGCAATATTTCTGTCCTGAAAGGCATTTCAGCAGAGGATTTAGGTGTTACCCAACAGAACTATGATGCTCTAATGGAATATGTTCAGACGGGGACAGAAGAAGCCGCTGGACTTGCTCAAAGTATGGCGAATGCCGTCAATAGTGGTAACACAGAAGCTATTGCTAAACTTGCAGACACAATCGGTCAGATACAGGTTGCTCGACAGGCGGCGGCCGGTGAGGTAGCTGCTTGGAAAACCGATTTCGACAATAAAATGGATGAAATCGTAAAGAAAATGGAAACTGCTATGGGTGACCTCGATATGAGCACCGAAGCCACAACGGCGGCAGGAAACACTATGAGGGCATACGCACAATCCATTTTAACAAACGGAGCAACTGCGGTTAGCAATGCACAGTCGATTGCGGCACAAATTAAATCCGCTTTGGAAAGTGCGAGTGCTACTGTTAATATCGGTGTAACTGGTGGCGGAAAGACCGGTAAGGGTTACGCATCAGGTACAGACTTTGCTACTCCTGGTTGGCATTTAGTCGGTGAAAATGGTCCTGAAATCGTTGAATTTGCAGGCGGTGAAACTGTATATCCGGCAGACGAAACATCACGAATGCTTGCGAGCATGCGACCTACACCGCTTAATACTAACGTTCCTGAAAGCCTTACAGGGCAGAAAACAGAGGACGTTGCAACAAAAGACAGGCGAATTGTTGTAGCAATCGAAGGTGGCGGAGAAATCAACGTCAAAGGCGATGTAAGCAAAGAAACTGTCGTAGAACTTCTTGTGTCAAATTTGAAGCCTGTTCTTCTTAATATGATTCAAGAGGAAGTATTCGAGGAAGGAGATGGAAGTTATGAGTACTAGAAATGAAATCTGGCTCACGTTCAACAACGAAACTGAAAAAATCCACTTTCCCGTAAATCCCGAAAAAATCACAGTTGTTTGTGATGGCAAAGTGGATAAAGTTGATATTGTTGGATTGGGTGAAATTCTCATTAAACAGGACCGGCCGGCAATGGAAATAAGTTGGCAATGCTTTCTCCCTTCTTCTTACTTTCCCG